AAGCCCGCGTCCTCGTCCGGCTCCGTCCGCAGTTCCTTCACGACGCTGAACGCGAATGAGGACTGATTGATGTCGCCCCGGTCGATGCTCGTCCAGAGGTCGCGCGCGGCCTGCGTGTCGGGGAGGTCGACCTCGTAAGCGAGCCCGATGTCGTCTTCCTTGAGGCGCAGCGTCCCGGCCTTGTTGCGGCCAAGGACCACGGACGGGTCGTGATTGAACAGGGCGCGGATATCGCCTTCCTTGATGGCCTTGCGGAAGGCGCGGGGAGCGATCTGCTCGCGGAACATCCCCATGATGGTCGTCTCGGTGTTGAACACGGCGGCGTGCCCGACGAGGGTGTTACCGCCGCCGTCCGCGCTACGGATGTCGAAGTCCGTCACGCTGTAGCGTAGCTGTACGTCGGTCCTCACAGACCCTCCTTCGGACATGAAAAAGGCCGCTCGCTGGCGGCCCTGTAGGCGGTTTCTTGTCTGTCGCTCACTTGCGTATCCACCGCTCGCACTCCCAGTTGCGGCAAATGTTCGGGCGGTCTTCGTAGATGGCGCACACGTAACGCGACGGGTTCTTGGGGTCAGACTTCAGGTGCCTGCACTTGGCCTCTCCATAGACCTCCATCTCGCCGTCGGGCCGGTTCCGCATGAAGAGGCCGTGATAGGAGAGGAAGCGGGCAAAGTCATCGTTGCGCTTCATGGCGATGGCGTAGTTCCGGCAGCACTTGCCGCACTGGGTACAGGTCATTTGCTGAGCGGTACCGGAGGCTTGGCCGGCGGGTCGGCGATGGGCAGGCCGTCCTTGTCAAGCGCCTGGAGGTTCTGACTCATCCAGAGCTTGTCGCCACCCGGCAGCGGGTTCTCGTCGTCAAGCGCGTTCCAGTCCTTGGGACGGGCCGCGCCGTGCTCGATTTTGCGGCTCATGTAGTCGGCCCGCGCCGCCATATCGCCACGCATCAGGGCGTTCGTCGTGAACTTCAGATAGGTCTCAATCCCTCGGTCAAGGTTGGGAACGAACGGTGATAGGGACTTCTCAAGACGCACGATCCAAGGCGTGAGCGTGTGCTGGACGAACATGATGTTCTGCTGCTCGATACCGGTCCCCCACGACGTGGAGTTCTCGATGTCGCCGATCATGTGCGGCGGGACGCGGAACCAGCGGGCCACGTCGGAGACCTGAAACTTGCGCGTCTCAAGGAACTGGAGTTGGTCGTTCGTCATGGTTAGCTGAGTGACGCGAGCACCGCCGCCGATAACGACCGGCCTTCCCGCGTTGTCGAGTCCTGAGTGAAGTTTCTGGAAGCGGGCCGAAAATAGCTCGTTGGCCTCGTCTGTAACCTGTCCATCTACGGACACGACCACGGACGGCGTCGCGGAGTTGGCCATCTGCTTGCCGCCGTGCTTCTCTGCGCCGAGGCCAAGGCCGATGGTCTGTCGCGCCGCCTCCACGATGCTGATTCCGGCGAGGTAGCCGGGCAGGGTGATGCCCCGGACGTGGAGGATGTCGCGCGGCGTCTTGATAGACCCGTTGACGGCGTACTCAAGGTCGTGCGTTCCCTCGTTGCGCTGCGGGGTGACGATGCGCGGGTCAAGCGGCCAGAGTTCGGCCAGTTCGCCGCCCTTGTCATAGACGCAGCCCGCGTAGAAGTTCCCGGCAAGCAAGAGGCTCGTGACCGCCTGCTGGACCACGTCGCCCCACGTCATCTCAAGGTTCGGCTTCGCGAGCCACGGCGGTTTCGGCTTCACATACCGGGTGTTGTCCGGGTACTTGGCGTACACATCGGCGGGCAGGGACGCGATGCTGTCGCTGATGAGGGACACGGACGCATACACGGCAGAGAACGTCATCGCGGACTCGTGGCTGACGCGCATCCCGCTGTCGGCCGTGACCCCGCCCGTGTCCCAGAACTGGCCTGCTGGAGGACGTGACGGGGGCGTGCTTGAGAACCAGTTGTATGCCGCGCGTTTGAGAAGGCTCACGTCTGGTCGCCTCCAATGGCCTGCCCGACGACGACGGCGCAGATTCCGGCCACTATCCAGCCCAGCCACGGGGCGAGCTGATAGGCCCCGAAACCTACGGCACCGAAGCCGACCAGTTCCAGCGCCAAGCTTGCGTACTTCATCCGCTCACCTCGTCTGGGATGTAGAAAGTGAACTCACTAGGGGCCTCTTCGGCACTTGCTCTTTCAAGGGCCGTGACCAGCGCAGCGATACCGTCGATGCGCTCCGTGCTCTTCTTCTTGCTCGGCTTGATGGCCTCATACGGGTCGGTCTCCACCACGACGTTGTCAGCCATCCAGCGCAGGACCGGGTTCCCGCCGTGGTGCAGCTTGCCGTTCGCGACCAAGGTCTCAAGCAGCTTCGACGGCGCGGACATGGTGCGGAACCCTTGCCGGACCGGGACCATATCGACGCCCTCTTCGGCCAGTTCAACGGACAGCTGCGTCGCGTGCCACGGATCGAAGCCGATCTGCTGCACCCGGAACAGCGCGCAGTCCTCGCCGATGCGGCGCTTTATCCATGCGTAGTCGATGACGTCGCCGGGCGTCAGTTCGATGAACCCGGCCGCGACCCACTCGCGGATCTGCGCGCCGTCGTTGGCCCGGCTCGTTTCCAGTACCGCCTCCGGCAACCAGAAGCGGCACAGCACGTCATAGCCGCCGTCCTCGTCGCCGTCCTCGGGCGGGAACACCCACACGGCCGCGCTGTAGTCCTTGGTGCTGGACAGGTCCAGACCGCCGTAGCAGCGCCGACCCTTGTACGAGGCGAATGTGTGGCCCACACCCGCGCACGAGTCCCAGGCGGCGCGGGAAAACCAGCGCGACTCGGCCTGGGTCCAGACGTTGAAGTGCAGGCACATCACTTTGTTCTGGGCGGACGGGAAATGGACCGCGTCCGCTACCTGCCTGCGTATCTCGTCCGGCCTGATGAACCCGTGCGGCTGCCCGACAAGGGACGGGTTCGCGAGCGGCCACAGGTCTTTCTCGCGGACGAACCGGCCCTTCTCGTCCGTCTCGGCCACGTCCTCGAACGAGGTGCCTTCCGGAAGCTCGTACAGGCGTCCGACAAAGGACTTGTCGCGAATCGTGCCGTTGAGTACCTGCTTCGCCTTCGTGTACCAGCGGTAGCAGATGGAGTTCCGGTCGTGGCCGGCGGTCGAGATGGCGAACATCAGCGGTTGCTCGCGCGCGCTCATGGACGTCTCGAGCACGTCGATGAGGTCGCTGTTCCGCTGCGTGTGAAGCTCGTCCACGACCACGCACGAGGCGTTGAATCCGTGCGAGCCTGCCGCGTCGCAGGCGATGGCGACCAGCACGCCGCCTATCGACGGCCCCTTGGTGCAGATGATGCGCTTGGTGGAGCGCATCGGCCGCGCGTACTTGCGAAGGTGCGCCGACTTCTCCACCATGTCGGCGGCGACCTTGTAGACGATGCCTGCCTGTTCCCGGTCGAAGGCGGCGAGGTAGACCTGCGGGCTGGCCTCGCCGTCCGCGATGAGCATGTACAGCGCGACGGCCGCGGCAAGCTCAGACTTGCCCTGCTTGCGCGCAATCTGAAGGTACGCGATTCGGGTCTGTCGGCGGCCTGCGCGGTCGACGTTGCCGAACACTTCCATGACGAAGTCGCGCTGCCACGGGACGAGCTTGAACGGGAGACCTGACCAGCGCCCGATGGTATGCACGCACGTCGACTCGATCCAGTCGACTACCGCGCGGCCTCTAGCTTCGCCGCGCCGCTGCGATGGCTTTCTCGGTCGGGTCTTCGTCGGTGGCACTCGGCTTGTTCACCTCTATCTTGGTGCGGTCTGCCGGGCTGAGGCCGAAGCGAGCCATGAGGCCTTCAGCGGCCTTTGCCGCCTCGCGCCTCTGCTTGAGCCACGCAGACGGTGCCTGCGACCCGTTGCTCGTCTTGTACACGTAGTCGTCGTCGTCCAGTTTCTGAAGCTGTGCTTCGCACAGGTCGACGGTCGAGAGTTCGAGGCAGAGGAGGCGCAGATTGCTGCCATCGGCCTCGGTCAGACACCCCATGTACTCAAGGACGGGGACAAGTTCGTCCCAATGCAGAGAAGCGCGCTCGTTCCTGCCGAAATCCGGCTTCGCTGGGGCCAAAGGGCGCGGACTTGGCTCGTTCTTGGGCATCTTCTGGTGCCCTGGATTGCCCTTCAGGAGCTTCAGATTGGTCGGTGTCGGCTTCGGTCCAGCCATGCGCGGTCAAGTACCCCTCTGCAACTGTCGGGCGTTTTTTCGACACGGGGAAGCCGGGGCGTGGTGTAGGAACTCCAACTTCCAGGCCGCCCCGGGTGGTTCACATGGTCTGCGGATGCTTGGTCTTCACGTACTCGACCAGCGCGTCCCACCCCATCCCCGCCCCACCGTTACGCATGGCAAGGTGCATCAGCGAGTGGTGGTTCTTGCAGAGAGGAACGCACTTGGACAGCTCATCCATGAGTTCGTCCATGGTCTTGACGTGACCGACCTCGAACTCCTTGCCCACTGGATCGACGTGATGCGCCTCGATGATGGACGGTGCGTACACGCCGCAGACCAGACAGCCCTGCTTGTACCATTCATGCAGGTAGGCTCTAGTCTTCGGGAGATACAGGGCGTACTTGTACTTGTTGGTGCAGGGCACGCATCGTGCTCGAACTGGTCCACTCTTCCCGCCGATAACTGTCGTCCCGCACTCAACGCAGACGCCAGTGCGCGTGCTATGATGGGAATCACTCAAGGGCTAACTCCCTTGGGTCACGGTCGGGGTAGCTACCAACTACGCCCGACCTCTCTTGCGCTTCGCCGCGTTCCCCGCCCTGCCGCCCTGACGGTTCGAACAACTTCGGCAGTGCACGCGCAGCTGCCCGCCCTCAGTCCCGCCCTGCGCCAGTGGCTTGACGTGATCGGCAACCCAGTCGCATCGTGGCTGGTGACAGTCCGGGCAGATGGCTACCGGCTTGCCCTCCGCGTTCCTGCCTACCTCGTTGTGCGCGAGCCATGCCAGCACCGTGCGCCTGCGCCTGTCACGTTCCTTGCTCGATGCGTACTCTGGCCTGCGTTCCCGTGTCGTGCCCTTGCCCCAGTTGTGGGCAGGCTTGGCATCGGGACTACAGGTACAGCGGACGTGACGGCAGCGGGGACAGGGGGACTTGGGACTGATGGGCATCAGTCGACCGTGTGCTTGCGACCCTCATAAGCAGACGCAGGCAGACAGAAGCAGATGCGGGAAGCGGGCCGGGTCGCGTTGATGCGGTCCAG